CGCCTTGCCCCGACAACAACGGCGAGACGGCGGCTGACCATTTAGAGCGTGCGTTGGTTCGGTGCTTGTTTACGCTCGCACAGATTAAGAAGGAGGTTCCGCGACTATGAGATGGATTAAGAAAGAGTTTGATGATGACGGTAAACCAGAGTGGGCGGTTTACAATGATGAGGCTGGTGAGGGCAGGCAGGAAGATTGGTCGCACTACGATACCTTTGAGACTAGGGATGAGGCAATCAAGGGGTGCGGGAGTGTTACTTGGGAAGACTATGATTGCAGCGACAAATGAAGCTGGCTCTGTCATGGGTTCTGTATTGGCTGGGGGATGTCATCAGCCGCACCATCTTGCGACTGGGGATTGGCTACGGACTATACAAGACGCTGATGCTTTGGTCGGTCGAGCTGGATGACAAGTTTGATGTTTGGAAAGAAGTAAAACCAAAACGGAGGAAACGCAAATGAAGGATCTAGGCAAAATTACTTTTGGCAAAGCACGGCCTGCGCCGAAGCAAGTGCTGGTCGACGTAACCTATGACGATAAGACGGCTAAGGCTCTGCACGCCTTTGGGCTAAAACGGTTAAAGAAAGATCAAGAGGCAGTAATTCAGTACGTCATCACGAAGGCGTTGGAGGGCTTGGTCAAAAAATGAAACGCGCTGTAGTTACTATGGCGTTTGGGACAGAGTGGGATAAGGTTCTTGCGCTCACCCAGCCCCGTATCGAGGATTTCGCCAAGCGCAACGAGATCGACTTTATCTTAATCAACCGCTCAGTGATGGACCCCAAAGACTATAACAAGTCGCTCCTTGCAAACATACTGGTGGGGCGAGGCTACGAGCAGTGCATCTACATCGACTGCGATTGCCTAGTGGCCAAAGACTGCGATGACTTTGCTAACCCCAAGGAGGAGGGTAATGACGGCTTTATTGCCTTTGATGAGGGTGATTTCCTAGACCGCAAGGAGGGCATGAAGAAGCTGGCCGCGCAGTATGGCGGAACGATTACGCCGACCTACTACTTTAACTTCGGCGTGTTTGCCATCCGGCGCAAGCACGTTGGCTTACTATCCCTACCCCCGCTGGGTACTGTACCCAACCACTTCGGTATGCAGACCTGGGCGAACATCCAAGCGCACCTCTGGGACATACCGCTGTCGGGCTTAGATCCCGCCTACAACTGCATGACCAGTGTGGAGGACCAGTACGGCCTAGACCGCCACAAGGATGCCTACATCATTCACTACGCTGGGCAGTCAAATGATCTGGATAAATTAGCAGCTACGATTGCGGCTGACGATGCCAAGCTGAAAGAGCTAGGGCGGTGACAGAGATTAAGGTCGTGGAGGAGTGTGGTCGCTTTCGGCTACACACGATGGCGGGTAACGTCATTGGTCCGCGACTTTACGGATCGCGCCCGCCGACTGACTTTCCGCCGTTGCAGGATTTGTTTGACACCTTGGAAGCGGCCAAGGAGGCTTGCGAACTGTGGAACCAATACGCTCTTTGGCATAAGGCTCAACGTAAGAAGAAATGAGATCGACGCAACTAACCAGAGGAGATCGTGATGACAGAATGCGACAACTGGCGGGAGAGGTGGCACTGCGAGCCATTGAAGACTTGCGGTTGCTGCGCCGGAGGGGAGCGGTGAAAGGGATGAAGGTTATACCTTGCTACACGGGGCGGGATCTAAACGAATGTCCCGAATACAATAACACCATCGAGATCCGCAAACTCTTACGCGACTTTAAGAATGGGACAGTAACGTGGTGGTGCAGGGCTGGTGGAATTAACATCGACACGCCACGACTTTTGAGGATGATGGAAGTATGACTTTGCACATCGTTAACTTCTTGGGCGATCTGTTCACCTTTTTCGCGTGGACAACGCTGTTTATGTCTTTGTTCGTCTCCATCGTGGTAACGGCATCCTACATCACAATCAAGATGGTCGAGTACATCATCCAATTATTCCGTGAGTGAATTTAAGCAAAAAGTATTAACGGCGGCAGTAGACCGCTATGTGCTGACCCCGACCCAGTGCATGATGCTACGCCAAGATGCAGAGGTAATCGGGATGAAGCGTGCAACTGTGATGAAGAAGGATGGGACTACGCGCAGGTCGTTTGCCAGAAGTTGCTCGTCATGCTGGGTTCCGATGGCTCCGCACTACAAGTGGCTTTACTCAATTGTAAATGAATTGACTGTTGCCGTAAACGCCGAGCATTACCGCTTCGATATTACGGGCGTGCAGCAGTTGCAGATTCTAAAGTACAATCCACTCCAGCAGTTTTGGTGGCACTACGATACGTTTACTGGATCAGATCGCAAGATGACGATGGTGGTTAATCTGTCCGATCCTTCCGAGTACCTTGGCGGTGGCTTGCAAGTTAAGGCTGACTTGGTTGGCGGAAGGTTTATTCGGGATCAGGGCGCGGGTTGCTGGTTTCCATCCTACGTCGAACATCGTGCGCGTGCGCCTATCTTGGGTACACGCTGGGTGTTGGTGGCTTGGTTAACTGGACCAGCTTGGCGATGACCCACGCAGCTAACCTACCCCGACATCAGTATGTGTCGGTTGACAAGTCCGTGATTAGCCAAGGCCAAGTACAGGGCTGGGAGGATGCGGTTTGGTTTGGGTTATCCAGCGTGCCACACCGAGCTTGGGCTTGCACTGTGATGCTCAAATGCGGTGCGTTATATCGAGGCTTGCCCTTGTCTGCCATCTGCCACGATTCGGTGGGACATTCCCACAAGTGGGAGCTGCGGGATGCACAACGCTGGGATTGTTTTGGCTACAACTTCTCTACCATCGAATACGATTACTTACGGGAGTTAGACTGTAACGTATGGATCGCCAGCAGGCAGGAGTGGTTGGGCGGAAGCTATATGTTTACCGCCGAGCCTTACGGAGATGGCTATAGCCTTGAGCCTAGCCAAACTAAGTCGCACCATTTCATCGCCCTGCACAATGGACGGTTGGCCTGCGTGCCAGGCAACAATGTGTTGTTCACAGAAACTTCTTTCACCAGCAAGAAACCTATTGCTAAACCAGATTGGCTTCGAGTACAAACAAACACCTACCACGCCGAGGAGCAAGGCTTTGACGCTGTGGTGGGTGAAGAAACCGCATGAAAAATTTACGCGCAGATAGTTCAGTAGTAGAACTTCCCCTATTCCAAGGGGAGGACGGCGGTGCAATTCCGACCTCTGCGCTCCATAATTTGAATGGATGGATTGTCGAGAGATGCCTAAGAAATCATATTGAACCATTTATAGAAAAATGGCATTACTCAAAATCAATCAATGGATGCTCAACCAGTTATTGCTACAGAATGTTTGATGCAAATAAACTTATGGTTGGAGCAATGTTTTATGGGCCAATGGCAATGGCTGGTCAGTACAAAAGGTTTTCAGATGATCCAAATAAAGTTATTGAGTTGAGAAGATTGTGCTGCATAGACGTAACTCCTAAAAATGCAGAAAGTTTTTTTATATCTAAATCCTTAAAGATGCTTTCTAGGGATTGGAATAAGGATGGTATTGTTGTTTCATATTCAGACATGGAATATGGGCATTCTGGCGTGATTTATAGGGCGGCAAATTTCGAATGCCTGGGTCAATCTAGTGGGGCAAAGGTCATTCTTCTGGGCGGAAAGAAATATCACGACAAATCTTTAAGGGCAAAGTATAATGGAAAAATAAAACCATTTGCTGAGAAATTAAAATTAGCCTTACAATGTGGGGATGCGGTTTTTAAGAATACTGCTGGAAAATATACGTTTATTTACAGACTCAATAGGTCACTGGCGAATAACAATTCGAAGTAAGCATGAAATCAATTTACAAATACGCACGGCTGGAGGTGAAGGCATTGGCCGAGATGCTAGAGCTTAACGCCTGCCAGCCTGGGCGGTTGCTGGAAACAAATGTCTCACCCCTAGCGTGGATTATGAACCAGATGCTCTACGACAAGTTTCATGGTAATGGCTGGAAGTTAAACCTAATCACAGGAGCTTTTGAAAAGGCATGACTATAGAAGCCAGAGACAGATTGAGATGGTCACGCGATATGCTTCTGATCGCACGCGATAAGTTGGCCATAGAGAGGGATCGCGTTTCTCATGGCCATGCAATTGATTTAATCCAGATCATAACCATGGTCGATGCAGCGGCACTGATAGCGAAGGAGATATTGGAAAGTGAATGAAAAGACACACCTCGACTTATTTAGTGGGATCGGAGGATTTGCCTTGGCGGCAAGATGGAATGGATATAGAACCCTTGGCTTCTGTGACAACGAACCCTACGCCCAAGCAGTCCTCAAAAAGCATTGGCCAGAAGTCCCGTGTCACAAAGACATCCGAGAAGTACGAGGCGAGCTATACACAGGAGTCACTCTTCTCACAGGAGGATTTCCATGCCAACCATTTAGCGATGTCGGAAGAAAACGAGGACAAGCAGATGACCGCTACCTCTGGCCTGAAATGTTTAGAGTTATATGCGAAGCAAGGCCCAGTTGGGTGCTTGGCGAAAATGTTGCTGGCATCAAAAACATGGCACTCGACCAGGCGTTGTCTGACCTGGAAGGCAAAGATTACGAAGTCCAATCGTTTGTTATTCCAGCTTGTGCCGTCAATGCTCCGCACAGAAGAGATAGAGTCTGGATCTGTGCGATGGATGTGGCCGAGTCCAAGAGCCTGCGAATTGGAAGGCGGAGTGGTCAAGGCGGAGAACGATGGGGGGGGGGGCGGATGGTACAGAAAGAACAAGAAGGGTGTGAGATGGGGAGTGAAGCTGAAGGATGCTGTAGCGGCATTGGAGAATGGTCAGAAGAATCTGAATCCTCAATTTGTAGAATACTTGATGGGGTATCCAATAGGGTGGACAGATGTCACGCTCTTGGAAACGCCATCGTCCCGCAAGTCGCGGCGGAAATCATCAGATGCATCAACCAAGTAATGGAGGATAACAAATGAAACTATGGACAAATAACACAAACGCAGTCACTGTCGTCGATGACAATAAGTTGTGGCCGCGCTGTAGCTACATCCTGCCCGACGAGTTAGTCAACCCACCATTTACCGATGCGATACCCGTACCGCACTTAATTAAGCCGTACTACCCAGGCCGAGCCGAGGGTGGGACAACAGCGGTCTACCGCGCCGGTGCAATCGGCGATGCCATCATGGCAACAGGGGTGATCCGTTACCTAACCGAGACTTCGGGGGGTGCGGTCGATGTCTACTGTCCCGCCCGCAATATGCCTCTCTACGCTGGGCTGGGAGCGCGGCTGTTGCCATTACCCCCAACCGCCGAGGCGTGGGCATCCTACGACGCGCACGTTGTGCTGGATGATCTCTTCTCTGGCAAGGTGGGCGGCACGGAGCTTGGCACTGGTGCTGGCAATCACTACGATAGGATCTACCTGTGGATGGGGGCGGAAGGGATTGTGGCGGATGTCAATGGCAAGGCTGGGGATATTCGGTTAGTCGACGCAAAGTACAAGAAGCCTTACCTCTACACAGTCCAGCCCGATACCGATGAGTTAAAGAAATTAAACCTCTGGCCGTTGCCGAACAAGTATTTTGCCTACCATGTCAGCAGCTCTGGTCCGACCCGCACCTATCCACCCGCGCTGGGTAAGCTGGCAGTCGAGGCTCTGCTGGAAGCGTTCCCCGACCATCATGCAGTCATCATTGGAATGGATAAGTCAGTAGACTTTAGGGTAGACAGCAAGAGGGTGGTGGATTTATTTAACGCCACGGCAAACATACGCACGCTGTTCCCTGTCATCCAAGGGGCAGAGTTTGTGGTTGCGCCGGATTCGTCGGTCACACACATGGCAGCGGGGTTGGATACAGCCTGCGTTAGTTTGTGGGGTAGCTACCATCCCGATGACCGCTGTAAGTATTACCCGAAGTCAGTACCAGTATTCAAACCCGATACTTGCCCGCACGCGCCTTGCCGACCGCATGGAGGTTTGCCGCAGGCTAAGTGTAAGGACGCAACTAACCGCACCAAGAAGACTCAGATGTGGTGCAATGCGCTGCGCAATATAACAGCCGAGGATATTGTCGAGGCGGCTAAGAAGGTGGTCAAGTTGGAGGAAGTTAAAGAAAGCAAATAACTAACTGGCGTTGTGGTACGCAGGGAGATCCTGCGGCGGGCAGTTCCTCAGTGTGTGTTCGCCTCTTGAATCAGCAGCCAGTTTGAATTTTATGACAACCGCACAACGACAAGCTGAAGAGATTGTAGGCCAAGTGGATTGGCAGTCCGAGAATCACGGGCTGTGCAAGTGTCCAGGGGAAGCTGCGCATACCAGCCATACCCGCATCAGAGATACAACGGTGTTCGTAGATGGTGCGCCGACGATCTTCTGTTGGCATACTTCCTGCACGCCGTACCGAGATGAGGCTAACCGCAAGTTGCGAAGAGCTATAGGTGGCGATGTTCTTTACAAGCCAGTCAACATCATGTCGGGTGGTACGGCTACGCCCAAGCTAATCATCAAGAAAGATCCGCACGCCGAGGTGTTGGATAGGATTAAGACGATTGCTGAGTCAAACAAGCAACGATATCTGACCCACTACAATTGGGACCCAGCCGATATGTACGAGGAGAGTCCAGTTAAGCTGGGTGATCCGGCGCAGGACTATCACTTGTTCCTCTCGATGTTTAATGTCGCTGACAATATCTGGATCGGGGATGTCAAGGACAGTGGCAGGCATCCGCAGAACTTTAGGTCAGCTTGGGATTGGAAGAAGCTGGACGAGCCGATTGGGCAGTTTACAACTGGCGCGACTTACAAGCCAGACACGGTTAGCCGATCCAATGACACGGTTGAGCATAGGGTGTTCTTAGTTGTCGAGTCTGACGTACTCACTAAGCCACAGATGGGCGCGGTGTTCCAACTGATGCGTGATTTATTTAAGTTGAGATTGCGCGCCGTTGTAGATACTGGTGGGAAGAGTTTGCATGGATGGTTTGATATGCCGTCCAACAAGGAATTGATTGACCAGTTGAAAACATTTCTTATTCCGCTTGGATGTGACCCAGCAACATTCAAGCCAAGTCAGCCAGTTCGGATACCTGGGGCAAAAAGAAACGACAAGATGCAGAGCCTGTTATGGTTCTACAAAGGAGGAAAGATGAATGAACTACCGATGATTGAACCCGCCGTGGCTTTAGGTATCAAGCCCAAGACCGATGAGTGGCCGCCGATTAAATCTTATGCACAACTTATCAAAGAAGACTTACCCGCACCAGAGACGCTAATTGAGGGAATGCTACACCGAGGGGGCAAGATGTTGCTGGGTGGAGGAAGCAAGGCGTTTAAGAGTTGGAGTCTAATTGACCTAGCCTTATCGCTCCACGCCGGAGTGCCGTGGTGGGGGCAAGAATGCAAGATGGCACGGGTGTTGTTTATTAACTTTGAGATACAAGAGTGGTCGTTCCGCAATCGGTTGGCTGATGTTATCAAAGCAAAGGGACTGGAAGATAAGGCTGATGATTTTGATACATGGACGCTGAGAGGTCACGCTGCCGATTTAACTCTCATCCGCCCTATGATCGAGAAGCAGATCGAAGGCAAGGGCTACCAAGCGATCATCCTTGATCCAAACTATATGCTGATGGGAGAGAGGGATGAAAATTCAGCGGGGGATATGTCAAGTTTGATGAATGAATTCGAGATGCTGGCAACCCGCCACAATCTGTCAATCATACTCAGCCATCACTTCTCCAAGGGCAACAAGTCGGGTGCAGAGTCGATTGACCGCTTCAGTGGGTCGGGCGTGTTCGCCCGTAATCCAGATACGTTGGTCGTTCTGACTGCCCACGAGGAGGATGAGAAGAGCTACACTTGTGACATCACGCTGCGTAACTTCCCGCCAGTCGATAGCTTTGTCGTGCAGTGGAATTACCCGCTGTTCCAAGCCAACTTCTCGCTCAATCCAGATAAGCTAAAGAAGCCAGGGGCGCACAAGGCGGTTGACGATAAAAGGTTCTTAACCGAGATGGGTAGCAAGCAGTGGCAGGCGGGTGATTTATGTCGTCATATCATTGAAAAGTTGGAAGTATCCGAAAGCACGTTTTATAGGTATCTAAAACGCCTTCACAAAGCTAACAAGATATTGTCTGACAGCGGCTTGTATATTGCCAATCAGACCACTTTCTAATCCACTTTCAAAAGACTATCATTCCTTGAGCAGTCAGACCCTTATATATATAAGGAATAATTCGCGAAGGAAAAGTAGGAACAGGACTCCTTAGTCCGTCCTGTCCCTACTACCACTACGTGTTTTCCGTAGCGTGTTCTGGTAATCAGAACAAAGAACGAAAGCTGGGCTGGGCTGGGCTGGGCTGGCTCACACATCCTCACACCTGCCAAAGAACGGAGTTGGTTATCAGGTGGTGGATGTGGTACAATGCCGAAATGAAATCAAACCGACCAGGCTTATACGCCAACATCAACGCCCGCCGGAAGGCTGGGACTAGCCGTCCTAAATCTAAAAGCACCATCAGCCCTCGCATCTACAGAATGATGAAGGCAAAAAAAGGTGGGTTTGCCTCTTGACCGCGAGCAACTGAAGCTGGCGCATAAGTTCATTGGCCTCCTTCAAGCAGAGAACGCTCAACTCCACAGCGTGCTGAGGCTATTGGGTCAACTGGTAGACGATATGAATGCCAACTGCTCCTATGAGGTGTTCGAGGCACAGTGGAATGGGCTGACGGAGCGGGTGAAGGGGTTGTCAGGTTTCTTTGAGAGCCACCAGAAAGCCCTACAATCGCTTCAGGATGCCTGCCCCGATGAGTTTGACACCGATGAGGTCGATGAAGCATGAACCCTCGTAACCTACCCTGTAACTCACCCCGAAGGACTCCAGGAGGACCGAAGAAGTTTTTAGTGAGGGCTTGCAAGGGTGGTGAGAGCAAGACCATCCGCTACGGCGACCCCAAGATGAGCATCAAGAAGAGCAATCCAGACCGCAGGCGTAGCTTTAGAGCTAGGCACGGGTGTGATAGCAACCCTCCCAGCAAGCTGACAGCACGGTATTGGAGCTGCAAGAACTGGTGACGAGTACGGCTCCAAAGACGCGCCTAGATGGCCTAATTTGGCGTTTATAGCCCCGTGGCGAGGTTTTTATGTTAAAAATGAACGCGGATACCCCTAAAATTAGGCATCTCATACCAGACTATCTGTTCGGACAGAGGGGAATCTGTACTTATTGTGGCGATACGGCCAATTCAATAGACCACGTCATAGCGGTATCCTATTTTGATGACAGCATCGTAAGAAACGGCACGCTTAACTCTAAAGGGATAAGGACCTACTCATGCAAGGACTGCAATTGCGTTCTTAGCAGCAAGTATTTTGAAACATTCCGTGAAAGATGTGAGTACGTCAACAAGCGAATAGAACAAAGGTTTAAGAAAATCATAAACCTCCCGCCGTGGTCCCCAGAAGAATTTGCAAAACTTGGCAAAAACATTAAGGCAAGTCTTGGAGAAAAATTAAATTTGAAAGGGGTTGTACTTGAAAGATTGCGATGGCAGAGTACAAAAGAGTTCCATGAATATTGCCAAGAAGCACGCGACTACTTCAAAACCGAAGCGCAAATCGTCAGCAAAGAATGGATGCTCGAATACTTCACACCAGGTGAAGCCATCAGAATACACCATCAAATTCAAGGTTGAACCGCTAGATAACAAAGCCTGCTGTTGCCGTATCGGACGCTAGACTGCCGTTTTTGCGACTAACCGCTCCCGCTCCCGATCAATATGCCATAACCGCCAACGCTCCCGTTGGCCTGTTGACACCTTGGCATAATGCTCCCGCGATAACTTGCGTGCCTTGCAAGATCCTTTGACGCTCCCGCCCTTTTTTCCAATTTCAGATAGATATTTTCTGACTGCTTCGTCCATGTTTATGCTCCCGTGTTAGGTTGCACTTCCGTTTGTAGGTTGTACTGGTGCCGGTGGCAATAAGAATCCCCAAGGGGTTGAACCTTAGGGAGAGTGTTATCTTGTCTTAATTTCCTCCGACATCATCTTGTTAATCAGTTTCAAGGAATACTCTCCCCATTGCTCCATCGCTATCTGTACCGCTCTTTTGTAAGATACGCCCTCTTTTTTGGCCAGCTTTCTAAGATAACTTTCAGTTATTCCAACCTCATCTAGTTGCTTGGGGTGTGTCATGTGTTCTCCTTGGTGGGGTTATAGGTATCCAGCTTCTCTGAATGAATAAAAGGCAGAGTTTCCGTTTTTACCATCGCCGACTATTATATGATCTTGAGTTTGAATCCCTAGCGTCCTGCCGCCATCCCGCACCTTTCGAGTGATTTCAAGATCCGCAGGGGATGGGCTTGGGTTTCCGCTTGGGTGGTTATGCATTACCACCACACCATAGGCCAATGAAGCAACGGCAGATCGAAGTATCTCCCTTGGGGTCGTGGCGCACTCGTTTATTGTGCCAACGGCGACCATCTGCCAATTCTTCACCCCTAACTTTGTATTGAGATTAAACACCACCACCGCCTCCTTTTCCGCATCAAACCAAGGCGCAGGGGTGACAACCTTGTGCCATAAATCGACTAACGCTTTCGGCGTGTCGCATTTTGTCCCAACCTCTTCGCAAACTTTGGATATAACTTTAATTTCATTTACATATTTCATGTGTGCTTTGATTTCCTTTCACCTGTTCCACGCTCCCGATCTTACTGGGCTGCGCTTCCGTTGGAGTGGGTAAGCCTATCGGCTCGATCCATCCTCTCCCTCCCACTTGGTTAGAATGGGAGGACGAGGCGGGACTAGGCCGCTGCTTTGTTTGTAAGGGTGCGGATTGACGAGAAAAAGATTCGGACAAGGATGTCCGCATCTTCCAATCCTTTCGTGACGGCGCTACCATCGCAAGGCAAGGCCATCACTTGCAATAGATACAAAGTTCGGCGGAGTAGTCGCAGCTGTTCCAGCGTCTCACCAAACTTTTCCGCAAATGCCTTCGCAGATGGCGATCCCTCGGCTAGGCCGTGGGCATAATAAGCCCCCAGCGACTGATTAAGGATTGCATCTGCCACCCTCGCTCCAGCTCGATCTTCTGGCAGACTTGCTGCGAGTGTTGCCATGTCTGCGGTAAATGAGCGCAGACGATCGCTCAAGTCTGGAGACTTGCGTTCTGGTTGGATTGTTTCGATTTTGTTTTTCATGTGTTCTTTTTTTCCTTTTCTTTTTGGTTTGGCAGGTTTGGCTATCGCCTCACCTCTCCTCTCCCCTTGCGAGGGAGAGACGAGGGGAAACTTTACTTTTTCCCGATACTTCGGAACATAATCCACACGAAGCCGATCAAAAGGCCTCCGTGGAATAACCCAAGGGCGTAGGTTGTGGGCTGGTTCATCTCCAGACCTCCTTTCTAATCACATAATCTTGCACGCCGTGAAAGCGTCTCCAGATTTCAGCCTTGTTGCGATCCGTAAAACGGCAAACAAACGAGCCGTTGCGGGAGTAGATAGAGAAGCAGATCATTAAACCCCCTCCGTCATATCACAATACGCTCTCGAAACTTCTTCACCCGCATACCATGCAAGTCCGTTCGGCACTTGGGTTTCATCTGTGGCACCCGCCAAACCCTCTACGATCTCGGCTTCAGTTGTACCCTTTAGGCAGCTAAAGCCTTTAACCATTTCTACCAAACCCATTCCGAGGTCATCCGCTTGTTGCGTGGCCATTTGAAAGATGGCTTTTCTATTCCGCTTGGCGAAGGCGATTGTGTCCGAGTAATAGATGAAGCCATGAAATCCTCCGCTGATTCCGTGGCGCGTGATGTCTGGGGCGGATTGCTTAAAGGATTCCCACCCGCCCATTTGACGGACTACTGCCCGCACAAGGGATTCGGGAATGTTGGTTGAGTCGATTAAGTTTGCGAGACTTGGTTTCTGTGTTGTGGTTGTCATGTGTGTTCTCCTTATTTTCTTTTATGCCTTGGGCAATCCGAGCGGATTCTCCCTCGACAAAGCCAACACTAATGCAAGCGGGCAGGATGTCAAGCATTTATTTTGATTTATATTGTGCTATGTATTCCGCCCAATGGATGAACCAAGCGCACCTCCTAGCGCAATCGAAAAGGCGAAGAATGGGCGTGAGATATTTTCAGATAAGATAGCGGAAGAGATAATCGCAGCGTGCGGGAGTGGGTTTACCTTGGAAAAGGCCGGTGCGTTGGTAGGCGTGAATCCTTCCACCATTCGCACCTGGGCGCAGCGTAAGCCTGATTTTGCGCGAAGGGTAGAGACATCTAGAAAAAAGCACGAGCTTTCCTTGCTGCGAGACATAGAGCTTGCAGGGGCGAAATCATGGCAAGCCAAAGCATGGATGGCGGAACGAATCTATAACCATGCAATCCCATCAGCGCGACTGCAAGTCAGTCAAGATGTTACGCACGGCCTATCCTCAAACCTAGCCTCACTTCTCGCGGGGATTGCGGGGAGGAAGCGAGAGAAGAAAGCCGAGGTTATTGATCTAAAGGAAAGTAAATACAATACATCTTCTGCGACAAATGAGAGCAATAGTATTGAAGCTACAAGTAGTTATCAAAGAGTTTCAAATGCAACTATCTCAATACATAAGCAAACTTTGCCTAAGTCTCGTCATAAGCGAATGAAACTTCGCAAACCTAGAGCAGAGTCCTTGGCCAAGTATCCACCCACCACCACGCCCTCCCTACCGCCCCCAGCCGCCGTTTAATACGCATAACCCCCCCCAAATAATTGTGGCTCAAAACAAAAAGAGGTCTTAACCCACACCTATGCCAAAGCCTCCAAAGCGCAGTCAGGAAGAGATACTAGAAGACCTTGCTAAACCAGCCAACTTCGCCGCTAACGCATTGGGCATCAATCTGTATGACTGGCAAAGAAAGGTGTTACGCGATTTAGAGCCCAAGGACTGTCGCGTAGCCCTGCGTGCAGCCAACGGCTCCGGCAAGACCAGCACCGTAATTGCAGCCGCTTTGATATGGCATGCGCTCGTTTACCAGCGTTCCATCGCTGTCACGACCGCTGGCGTGTTCCGTCAAGTGGAATCACAACTCTGGCCTAGCCTGCGCCATCACATTTCTAAACTCGGCGGGGCATGGGAAGTGACATCTGGCGAGATCCGCTACCTCCACCCCAACGGCAACACATCACGCATTATCGGCTACTCAGCGACCGATGCAGGGCGTGCTGAAGGCTGGCACGCCGAAGACCACGACTCTCATCCATTGCTGATGGTGGTGGACGAAGCCAAGACCGTAGCCGACCCGCTGTTTGAGGCTATCAGCCGGTGTCAACCAACTAGGCTTTTGATCGCATCCAGCCCAGGCGGGACTAGCGGCGCGTTCTACCGAGCGTTTACCAAGGAGGCAAATATGTGGAGTAAGCACGCTGTCACCGCCTTTGACTGTCCCCACATCACACCGACGCAGATTGAGGAAGTGGTGCAGCGGTATGGCGAGAAACACCCGTTGACCCGCTCAATGGTGTACGGCGAGTTTGTTGACATAGGGGCGGAGAGCTTGGTTATTAGCTTGACCCAGTTGCAGAACTGCCACAACCAACCCCCCGACTTTAAGCCTGGCACCCGCAGAGCTGGCGTAGACTTTGCTGCGGGTGGCGATCAGAACGTGCTTTGCATAAGTGACGGCAACAAGGTGCTACCCATGATCGCATGGCGCGAAAGGGATACGATGTCAGCAGTGGGTAGGTTTATTGTGGAATTTAAGAAGGCTGGGTTAAAGCCAGAAGACATTTATGCGGATGCGAGTGGCTTGGGTATGCCGATGTGCGATGCGCTGGCTGAGGCGGGCTGGGAAGTCAACCGAGTTAACTTTGGCTCTACCGCCTACGACACCGATGCGTATACCAATAGGGCGGCTGAGATGTGGTACACGATGGCCAAGAAGATTGAAGCGGCTGAAGTCATACTGCCTGAGGACGAAGACCTAACCGCGCAGTTAACTTGTCGGCGCACGATAACCAACAGCAAAGGCAAGCTGGGCGTGGAGTCTAAGGACTCGATGCGGTCTAGGGGGCTAGCCTCACCCGACCGAGCCGATGCCCTTGCTTTGTGTTTAAGTGGTGGCAAT